ATTCTTTGTCTGTAATCGTCATAACCTAGCTCTAACTCTACATCTATTTTAAATAGCTTGTCTCTTACTACTTTCTTTTTAGTGTAATTAGTAGCCTTTATCTTAGCCACTGCTGTTAACTCGTTACCCTCCTGCAAGTATATCTCAGGACTTGACATTAGCTCTAGTAACCAGTTGCTTTCTGCTTCTGTTATCCAGTCGGACATGAGCTTAATCGTTTCGCTTTTCTTTGTGTAGTAAGTTACTTTCTCTCTTTCATTCATAGAATAAACAATATCGTTGCTTACTACAGTATCTACGTTAACCTTCATGTCCTTTCGTTCTATTGCTGTAGTAGACATGTCGCCTAAATAGAAAGTAAAGCTATCGAATGCTCCTAAGTTGTTTTGAAAGATTAAAGTATTGGTATTGTATTTACAAGACTCCTCTATTACAAAACTTTTAGTTTCTGAATATAACCCCACTCCTCTTGCTTGTATATTGTAAGAAGCTATAAATTCGTTAATGATAGGTTGCGAGCCTACCAATATATTAGCGGCATCTATGTTGTTTAATGAAGCAGGAGAGCTAGGTACAAACTGAATGTCGCTAGTAGCTGCTGTAGCATCTATTTGGGTAGAGTAAAGAAAGTTTCCATTTGCATCGTAACCGTTAACATTAAAGTAAGTTATAGCAGGGTCATCTAAATAGTATAGCCATCCATGCGAGTCTATTGATACTTTATTGTTGTCTGGCATATTGGTTAAAAACTTCTTTGTAATACCGTCTAACTCATACTCTGTAACGTCCCAATTAATAAAAGGTCGCTTTTCTAAAGAAGCATTAAAAGCCTTTCTGCTTATGTCTGTTTCCTCATTTGGATATTGTACTACAGTTGTTCCGTATTCCTCGCCAAATTCTACTATATAAGAAAGTGAACTATTTGCAGCACTATAAGTTCCTGCATCTCCTGTAGGACTTCCCACGTTGCTTGTTAAAGCCGATTCTAATACTCTATGGATGTCTACCTTTCCATAACTGTCAGAAGGTCTAACTGGAATTCTTAGTCTTACTGTTTTAGTTCCCGAGCCATTTATATAGATGTCTACCAAATAAGCAAAGTTAGGCTCTGCTACATTAGTTGATTCGATAAGGTACTCCATTTTATTGTAAACAGGTGCAAATGTCTTAGGGTTTGCTAGTATTGTTATTGCCATTTATTTTAGTTTTTTAAAGCTGTCTGTTATTACTGTTTTTAAATCTCCTGCTGCTGCACTTGCTAAGTCTTTTCTTAGCTTATCTAGCCTTGCCTCTGTTACTACATTGTCGTAAAAGTGGTTACCCTTAGTTCCTTTCTCTTTCCAACTTCTAGCCATTGCAAACGCTTGAGAATCTTTAGAGCCTGCTTTATACTGCTTGCCTGCTAAACTTGTTATAGTAGTTCCTTTAGCTACAAATAACCCTTTATTATTCATCCATTGTTTAGCAAAGTAAAAAGGTATTTTAGAGCTAGACATATACTTATATGGTGTACCTCTGTTTACTATAGGACTTGACTTTGTGCCGTTCACACCTTGATTGACATAATCGTAATAGTCTTTAAGTCGAAGCGTAAAAACATAACCCTCGCCATTGATTATAGAACTAAATTCTATTTGCTCCGCTAAGTCTCCAGAAACATAAGCGCCATCTTTAACTAACTCAGCTTTTAAGTCTGTCTGCATCTCATTACCAAAGTCCTCTAGTACTTGGGTTATTGTGCTATGCTTTGTTACTAATCCTTCGCTCATCTTCTTTTTAGTTGCTCCATTCTACGCTGTGCTGCTTCTGCTTTTTGTTTCTCTTTTACGAAGCTGCATATATTAAGAAACTCAATCACGTTCATTTTTTCGTAGTATGGTCTTTTTGTAAAGTCTCCATTACAGAGATTATCGAGGGTGGCAATCCAACCCCATCGCTCTCCAAATCCTTCGCTACCTCCAAAATCGCGCTCCTGCTCTGCTCCGTCATGTTCTCCAGTTTCGTGTTCAAATAGTCCTGAGTAGTTTGAATTAAGCTCGCTGATAGATTGCAAAAAAAAACCGCTATCGGATAAGCATCTTCTATTGACATAGTATTACGTATGTCATCTGCGAGGTTTCTAAAGTAACTAGGTTCAATAGCCATTACTTTGTTATTCTTATCTACTGGAAAGATAACACTAGCTAGAATGTCAGGCATCTGTTCTATGTGTACATTTGGATTGTCTGCAAAGCCTTTCAAGTAAGTTGTGAAGCTCATGTATTGCCCTGCTTCTAAATCGTTAATATGATTAACTATTCCGTAGTTCTTACCGTTAATAGTAAAGTATTGTTTTAAGACTCTGCTAGGCTCTACTAATAAGTGGCTAAGGTCTACAGCTAACTCAGCAGGCTTGCACTTTAAAACGTCCTTTCTATCATTGAAAATACATAACAAGTCGATAGTCCTAGTAAAAGGGTTATCGTATTCAGCACTCCTTATTTTGTTAATCTGTATGTAATCCTTAACTAATACTTCTTTAAGGCTCTTTGGTATTCTCATAATAGTCTATTGTAAAAAATTAAATTAGTTGTATATTAATAAACAAAATACTTTCCTGAGCTTTTCATAGTTTTTAAAGCATGGTTAGTTATTGCTCTACTCATTACATAATCGTCATGCAAGCCTACAGGGGCGCTGTACTTTATTGCTCTAGTCTTTAGGTTGTATTCGTATGTAAATACTTCTAGCTCGTTTACTTGCCAGTCATAACCTATTATACCTATGTCCTTATTCTCAAACTTTACGATTAAGTCCTCTACTATATTTTGTTTGCTTTTGGATGTAGTAACAAATGGCTGTATGCTATTTTTATTATAAGCTACCTTGTTTCTTATTTGTTCAAAGATAGCATCCTGCGCTCCATTGCTTTCGACTAAGGTATTCGGTCTAAATTTGTTTAGCTGCTCTACAATGTTATTTATTATACTGCTCCATTCCATGTGCCGCCACCTTTCGGAATAGACTTCTACATTGTTTGAATCGACAATAGTCAGTACTGTATAATCGTCCGACCGACCTAAATCAATCCCTGCATAAAGACTAGAGGTATTATTAGAGCTTTTAACGCACTCTTTTATATTTCTGAATACTGAGCTACCATTATCTAAAAACTCTGCTAGGTACTCCTGTTTAAATACATGGTCGGGTAAGTTCCTTTCTGCTTCTTTTATTTCTTCGGGGTCTATAAATGGATTGTCGTAGCTGCTGCCTCTAAATGAAATATAGTTGCTATTGTGTTCGGCTAGATTAAACAAATTGTAGAATTGATTCTTTCCTTTGGGAGTTGATAAGATAAGTACCTTTTTACCTCTGACTAATACGGTAGCTTTTAGTACTTCATTCCATGCTTCGGGTTTAAAGAATGCGAACTCGTCACAGATTAAAGCGTCAAAGGTTTCACCTCTTATACTATCGTATGCGTCTGCACTATAGAATTGAACTGTGCTACCTGTATCGAATTCTAGTATTAAATCTCCTTTGTTTACATTGGTAATAAATGGGCAGCCTGCAACAGCTTTCTCTATGTCCTTAAATACTTTCTTTGCTTGTTTGTATATTGGACTAACCCACCCTATCTTCCATTGGCTATTTTCTAAAGCCCATTTAATAGATTGATTCTCGCCTAGTGTAGACTTCCCAAATTGCCGACCTATAGAGACTATACAATACTTTATATCTGTGTCTAAGGCCTTATGTATTTCCCTTTGTTTAGGGTGTGGTCTATATAAATCTACCTCCTCCAATTAAAACAATTTACCTAAAGAGTCTAATCTTTGTTTAATGATATTACAATACTCCTCCGACATTTCACTACCTATATAATCTCTATTATTAAGTTTCGCCATTTTTGCAGTTGTACCACTTCCTATAAAAGGGTCATAAATCAAATCATTTTCATTTGACCAACTTACTATATGGTCATTTGCTAATTGCTCAGGGAACATTGCAGGATGTCCTGTTTTATTATTTCCTTTATCTGTTTTAATTCTCCAAATATTCCATCTTGCACCAAACTCTTTTATATTATTACCATAGCAAGATGCTTTTTTTGTTTCTCCGTTTGCTATTCTATTTGTGCCGGTAACTTTTCTACCAAAAGAAATATTCTTCCTGTCGTGTATTATGTTTTTTGTAATTGGTGCTTTCTTACTAAACACAAACATATATTCAAAACTACTTTGGTATCTATTTTTATCTGGAAATGCTATTGCATCTTTCTCGTAAATCATTGTGTCATGCAAATTAAATCCGCATTCCATAAAATACAAAGCCTGTCTAAAACTTGTACCACTTTCACTTCCTTTTATCGTAGCATCCCCAACAACCCAAACAACAACACCACCTTCTTTAGTTACCCTAAATAATTCTTTTGCTATACTTTCAAAGTCAAAACTATATCCGTTGTAAGTTCTTAGATTATCATAAGGCGGAGAAGTTACTGTTAAATCAATAAAGTTATCTTGCATTCTTGACATTGTATCAAGGCAATTTTCATTGTATATCTTATTAATTTCCATTATCCCCAATTAGTTTTATAAGTTTTAACTGTATGGTTATGCTCCACT